TTGGTGAATCTGTAAAATTACCACTATAAGGATTCTGTGGGATGTTTTCAGTAGCAAAGTTAGGAGGTACATTCCCAAAAAATGTATTCATGCTCGACATATTGTTTGAGCCAGCTTCTCCTGGCATAAATCGCTGTTTGTGTCGTTCATTAAGCATATCTTGGATACTTGGTTCCCTATTTAAAGAAGGAGACATTGGGTTTCTTCCAACAGGCATCTCCATTCCCTGTGGTCCTCTACTCATTTCATACATTGACATTAATTATTTCTCCTCTTTTTAGCACGTTTATAGGCTTTAATAGCCTTATTAGCCCTTTTTCTATCTTGTTTACGTTGTTTTGCTTTCTTGTTTGGCAATATTAAAACTCACCTTTTCTATTTTTTAAATAAGCAAATTCTTCACTTAGTTCACGCAAATACTCATCCATATCTTGTTGACGAGGAGTCCCGTATTTACGAATATCTTTTAATTCTTCATCTCTAATTTTTGATAATCTCTTTGCATCAAGGTCCATACTATATCTTTGTTCAGGAGTTGCTCTGTTTTTCCAAGGACCCTTGCCTACATTCTTTTTTATTACCTTGCTACCAGCATCGCTAATAGTTTTTGTCTTAAATCCCATACTCTTAGCCATCTTGGCACCTTTGGAAATACCATACTTAGACATTAGCTTAGTTATTATCTTAACCATTAGACTCATATAGAGCTAAATATACAACAATAAAAGTGATTTCCAAAATTTTTTTTCAAAAATATTTTTATGGGGGCTAACGCTAAGGGCTTAGTCTAAGGAAAGTGTATGTTTATTTTAGTTGTAACTGTATATACACTGACTACACTAGCCTATAGCCTAGTCTATATAGACTAAGAATATAATCAAATAAATGAGAAA